TGTTGGAATCTGTATGTTGATTGTTTTACTCATATACTAAATTATATTTTTATTTGTTTTTTGGTATAGATAAGAAAAAGAGAGAGGGTTATTTACCCTCTTCTCTATCGTTCAACCTTTTTAATTCAAATGATAAGTTTTCTATCGCCTCTACTATATTCCACTGTGTCAAGTCTGATTTTAGTAGATAATTTAGATTTTGGATTTCTACTTGAAGATTAGAGATTTCATTTACTAATTCTTCGTTTGTTGTGATTGTTTGTTTCATAATTTTCCTTTCGATTTAAAAGAAACTTCGTTGTTTCCTTTATATATAAGTATAGAGAAAACATAAAAACATAAAGAAATTTATAAAAAAAATTAAAATATTTTTATCTAATTGAACTTACTATTAATTTTTTTCTTACTGGATTATCTATTCTATTCCAATTACACATTGCTAAACTCATTACAGAATCATCATGTGCACCACTCATTGCCTGATAAGAGATTTTACCACTTGGTAGGTATTTGTATTGAAACATTTGTAATTCTTTGTATAAGGGGTTAAAAAGATTAGGAGAAGGTAATAGAATGTTACCATCTGCAATATCAGAAATCAATCTTCTAATAATATTTTCTTTTGATGTATTGGTAGTAATAAATGGTAGTACATTCTTATATTCTTTTTTAATCATTTCATAAACAACATCACCCATAGAGTTAGCTTCTATTAACAATTGTGTATTGTATTGTTTACAAAAATAAACCACCTTAGAAACGATTTCAGAATACTCTAGACCTCTTTCTCTCCACATCCATACTACCCTACCACTATCATCCATAATCGTTAAAACAGAATAATCTTGTTTAGTTCCAATATCTAATCCACCAACGGTTCTTCCTTTTATTTGTATCCATTCACCCAATACACAAACATTATCAATATTGGAAAATACTTCACCATCTCCTTCTTGCCATAATGCTTCAAACTCTTGTTCGTAGATTGCAGGTGGAAGAGATTGTTTTTGTTCTTCTAAGAATTCTTTGGAAACATAAGGGGAGATAGAAGAAGGTGCTGTATAAGAATTATACCCTTCTTCTCCTCCTCTTTGAAAATAATGAAAAAACCAATTTTTAGATTTTGGTGTTCCTGCAATTAAACATTTCTTACCTTTGGCTGTTAAGGTTGGAAGTATTGCTTTGTTGAATGCATCATCAGATATATCTTGTGATTCATCTAAGAATGCGTAATCAACTGATAATCCTCGTATCGTTTCTGGTTTCTCTGCAGAACGAAAATATATACGAGTTCCGTTTATCAATGTGATTATCTTTTCTGATTTGTTAGCTTCTTTAACAATTGGTGTTCTTTCGATTGCATCTATAATCTGAGAAAGAACTTTGATTGCCATTGAATAATATGGTGATACCCAAAGTAAAGTACTCTTGGGTTTGTTTATACCATAATACAATAACATATTGATAAGTAACATTGTTTTACCAATCTGCCTACCACAAACCATAGTGTAGAACATATCCTCTTTGTTGAGAATATCATCTATAATATGTTTTTGAAATTCGTATGGTTTAAATCCTTTGTATAACATTAATTAAAATCAAAAGAGATTGAACCAGTTGTTTCTTGTTGTATCTCTTGTTTTTCAATATATCCTCTATGTTTACCTTTGGTTTTTAAATAGAAGATTTGACCTGTAATATTACCTTGAGTAATTTGTTTAAACAATTGTGATTCTACAAAATCTATTGCAGCTTCTTGTATCTCATAACATTGTTCTCTAAACTTATCATCTTGATTCCAAAGTTTATAATACATTGCACGAGATATACCGGCTCTTTTACAAGCAGATGATACTACACCATGTTCTTCTTCTAATGCTCTTAGAAGTTTATCTTTTGTAGTTTCTCTTCTTTTATTATGTCTACTTTGTTGTTCCATTTTTTTGTTCTCTTTTTTTTCTCCATATCTCTTTGTATATGTTAGAGGTCTGTTCTGATTTACTCATAATATACAAATCCTTATATGCATTTGATTTATTCTTACCCAATACTACCCATTTTTTATCTAAGGGTTCTCCACTCATACATTCCCAAATAAATCTCCTTAAACCAAAGTTTAAAGTTTTATTATCTCTTTTAACTGCAAACTTCTCTCTCGTTCCATTAAAGTTGGTAGAAATAGGATTTCCATTTTTATACCAAATCTTTCCATCTTCAGTTGCATATAATCCTTTGTGTAATGGGTGTTCTTTCTTTTTCATAACTTATTTTTTAATTGTTCTTTTTCTTGGTTTTACTGGTACCGATTTTGCTTTCACTAAATCTTCTTGAGGTATAGTAGTTTTAATCATCATACTTTCCAATACTTCATTCATATCAATTGGTTGTGTAGATTCTTCTTCTAATATAACAGGTTCTACCCATACATGAGGTAAAAGTTGTTTCATCTTAGGTGATGAGATAGTTTCTTCAGACCAATCTATATTGTTTATAAATCCTTCTATCTTATTATGTGTATCTCTATCTAAACAAGAACATACTGATGAAGTTCTACCATCATTCTTGAATAATCCATATACATCATACATTGTTTGTCTTGCTTCACCTTTCATGGTTCTACCTCTATAATGTTCTATATAAAATAGTACCAAAGCTTCTTGTTCTAATGTTAATTTAATTTTGCTCATTTTTGTAATCTTTACAAGTTAATTTATTCAGCCATTCTTTTCTTTCTTCACATCCACATGATTCGTAACCTAACCACTTAACTGCTACTATGTAAGCATACCACGCTCCGTTTCCAAAGGTAACGAAATCTATGAACTTTTCTAACCAAGTTCCGAGTTGTATTTTACACCATAATTTTTTTCCCATAGTTCTATTAATTGTTTTTGTGTTTTTCCTCTTAAATTTGTTGTTGCAAATAAATCTGTATTTTCTTCATCAAATAATACTTGGTGATATTTACCTTTAATATTTTTATTCATTTTATTTTTTATTGTTCTAAAAATAGTTGATGGTGATACATTCCATTTATTTGCAAGTTCATCATAATTACGAATTTCTATATAATCTTTAATTACTTCATCTCTAACTTGTCTTAGATAAAATGTATCTTCTCCTTCGTAAGTTTTAAGTATATTATCTCTTCTACTTAATAATTGTAAATTATCTAAATTATTATTATGTGGATTATTATCTATATGGTCTATTTCATAACCATCAGGTATTTTACCATTAAATGCTTCCCATACCAATCTATGTATATAAAATAATTTACCAAGTTTTTTTCCTTTTTTTGTTAATGGAGATTCTTCATTATATAATCTAACTTGAAGATATTTCTTTTTAGATTGTGATGCTTTTTGTGGTTTTAAGATTATTGGTACAACTTTTGCAGTTGATACGATTATACCAGTATCCGATACTGAATAATTTTCATAATTTTCAATTTGTTTTGTTTTCATGTTACCTTTCGTTTTGTATTTCTTTTAAATAATTAATTACTTCCCTCCTAATATAAGTTTTAAGAGGGTTTCTCCACTTGAATGAAGGTTTATGTTCCCATATCCATAAACCACCTTTAAAACAAAGATATCCAAGTGATAGTGCTCCTATTAATGATAATCCGTATGTTAAAACTTCGTTATTCATCTCTATATTTGTTTCTGTTAAATGTTACTTTAATATTTTTTTTAATATTGTTTAAATCTTTAGAAATATGAATTCTATTAATGTTATATTTCTTACTCATTTTTCTTTGAGATAAACCTTCAATAAAATGTTGTGTTGCAAGTTCTCTTTCATAGAATGGTAAATTACCTATATAAAGTTTTATATCTTCTGATAATTTTTCTTTATTTTCTTTTACCTCTTCTTCTACTTCTATTTCATTCTCATGATAATCTTGTAATTCTTGTACGCCATTTGGATTACGATATTTTAAATGAAATGGTGAAGTTGAAGAATTAAATTGAATGTAAGCCATTTTAACTAAGTAATGTTGAACCTTATCATCTAATATTAATTGTTGGTGATAATCACTTCCTTTTTCTAATAAAGATAAGATACAATCAGAAATTAAATCATCAGTATTTGAATTATTTCTTGTTACTGCAATTATCTTTCTTTTAATCTCATCAAAGTGTGTTTCTATGTATTTTCTTAAGTCCATCTAATGTTTCCTTTATAATAAGTATTACGAAAACTAAAAAACAACAAAAAAACCTGAAATATTTTTCATATAACAGGTTTTTTATTGGTGTTACGAAGTTATATCTTATTGACAATAATAAATATAAAGAAAAATTGTTTTAATCCAAAGATGAACTCACAAAATCAAAATCATCATTATTATTATGGTTTATTATTTTAAATGTGTATAATCCATCTCTTACATTCATTGAATGCGTTTCGTTTATTTGAAATTCTTTAACCAATACTTCTTCTGAAGTTTCTTCATCTAAGAAAGTAAATAAATTCGTTCCTGAATTATTTCTTATAAGTGTTATATCTACGTTTTTCATTATGTTATTATCCCCCTTCCTTTTAACCAATCTACAACGGTTTCAAATTGAGAAAATGTTAGTGCTGTATCATATCCTATTATTTCATAATACGCAAATGAACCTCCTTCAGTACCACCATCGTTTGTACCAAAATACCAACCTTCATTCGTAGTTGTAATTTGTACATCTTTATTGGAGTTGTAATTAAAGAAAAATATTCTTTTTGTATTATTAACACTTCTACCATTAGGACCTAACCATTGATAATAATCATTACCACCAGTACTATTATTAGTACCATCTGTTAAAAGAGTTGTGGTAATAGTACCTCCATTAAATGCAGAAGCTTCACCAGCATTATATGCAAAGAACGTTGCATCATTACCATGAACTTTATCTGAAGCTGTTGAGGTTGAATCATACTGATTAAAGAAACCAGCATTATCAGGAGATTGTGCATTTGCATCTCTACAATCATAGAAGTAATTTCTTGTAGTACCTGAACCTGCTTGGATATCTGGGTTATTAAACAACAATAATAAACTTTTTACATTTATTGTACTTGTTGTTGGTTTAATTATTAATCTGTTTGTAGTAGGTGAAGAAGAGTTATTAATTCTAGCTGCACCACCAGATACCGTAGCATTTGTACCAACTAATGTTGCTGTACTTGTATTTGCAGGAGATGAATCTGACCAAACTTTACCACTTTCAGTATTGGTAATATCCTTGAACCAAAATAACATATTTGATTCAAATGGAACACCAGCAGCTTCTTCTACTGATTGATGTAAATATGAAAAAGGTTTTATTATCATATTATACTAATTGTTTAACATTAGCAACATATATCTTAGATGTGTCACTAAAGGTTACAAGTGTTAAAATATCTTCTGAATCTGATACTGCAGTTGGTATATATTCTGAACCAGTAGGTTGTAAGAACGATGGTGAGAATGATACCGAACCTGTACCAACAGAAGGTTGTTTGATTAATAAGTTAAGTGTTTGACCACTTCCAACATTAGTTCCATCAATGTGTGTATCTGAGCCACTCACGAGTGTTAATTCAAACATAGATGTAGAACTAAAATCAACTGATGCTGTATCAGATACAACAGATATTGTACTTACTTCTGATTTAATAGACCCACTAAATGTAGTTGATGCATTTACGATATCTAAAGAACTTGAAGTTAAGAATACACCATTTGTACCAGAAGGTCCACCATTCACATATAAACCACCACTACCCCATACTTGTACTGGTGTTGTCATTGTTGGATTACCTAATGAGAATTGAGATGTAGGAATTCCACCTCCACCTGTACCAATAAGTATTTTACCATTACTTCCCAATGTTAGGGTAGTTGAACCATCACCCTCATATTGTTGTCTTACAAATGTAAGATAACCTGTACCAGAAGATGAAATTTTATCTTCCATTGCAATTGGTGAGTGAGACCTATATGAAGTAAGTGCTGAACCAGAAGATTCAAACTTAGTAGTAATACCAGCTGCTCTAACTATATCTGTATTGTTACCTTCTAAGAAAATACCAGCAGTTGATAAATCACTAATAGGATAGTTACCAATTGTTCCATAAGATTTATTAAATCCAATTAATTCTCTTGCAGTAAATACAGGTACGAATGGTTGTTCTTCAATAGATGCAGTTGTTCCTGCAGAAATTGTAAAGTTAGAACCAGAGAATGTATTTGAACCTGTGAATGAATTATCTCCAAGTTTTACAGCATATCTATCATCAAATGATGAAGTTGGAATCTGTTCAGATTCATCACCACCATTTCCTACCCACATATATCCACTTTGTAGTGAACCAGTAAATTCACCAAGGAATGCTTTACCTGGTACTGCTAATTCTTGTACACTTAAACTTTCAGATGAACTAATTGGTGTTTTAAACGTTACAGTTCCATCTGTGTATGTACTTGGGTCTTGGAATGTCATTACTTCTTGGAAACCAGTATTGGTTCTAATTGCAATGTAAGGTACATGACCTGTTAAATTGGGTGATGGGTGATTAATTGATGCAACACCCAAAATCAATCTTCTATCTATTGAACCAGATGCATTCTGTGCCTGAATATAATCAGAACCAAGATATGAACTATTATTAACAATACCATTAGCAACTGATACTGCTGCTAGTCCAGAATTACCATCTAAGTTGAATACAACTTGTCCTACTCCTGCTTTTTGTAATGCAACTTGACCACCACCTGTGTTAGGGTTTTGTGCAATTTGGAATGATGAGTTGAATGTTGGTTGTGAGAATGTTAAAGTTGTTCTACCACCACTACCAACATTTTCAGTTAAAATAGTACCAGTTGAAGTTGTTCCATTTGCAGTAGTTTTTAACTGACCTTGTACTCCAAATGAACCAGTGTTTTCAGTATTAGAAGTGATTACTACAAGTGAACCATCATCGGTAATATTAGAACCTGTTAAGTGATGAGTACCTGTTCCTTTTTGTATTACATTAGTTAAAGGATAACTTGGTGTTCCTTTAGTATCATACTCAGGTCCAAATAAAACAACACCATGGTCAGTTGTTACACCACCATCATCTGTATATTCGTAGAACCAATCGTTATTTACTCCATCAAATTCAAGAGATGCAGTAGTATTGGTTGAACCAGAATCTTGTACTTTAATACCAGCATATCTTTCAGTTGGTGTATCATTGTTTAGAATGATATACGCATCACCGATAATCTTTGCTGAACCAGTTACTGATTGAATATATGCAAATGAACCTGTTCCATTAACAACGATATCATTGAATGTTTGTGTACCACTAAATGTGTTGTTTGAACCAGTAAGTGCTAATCCTAAGTTATTTATAGATACCTCTTGTGGAACTCCATTAGAATCACCTACCCAAACTTTATCTTCTGCAATGTTTGGTAAGTTGTTTCCAATTTGATTGAATACAACACCTCTACCATTGTTAGAAGAACGAGTAATTACTCCTAATGCTTGAACTGATGCAGAACCTGTTGGTCTTGTTGAACTCCATCCTCCACCTACTCCTAAATAAACTACGGTTCCTGCAGGATATAAGTTTGTATCTACTCCTTGAATCTCACCACTAATGATACCAGTACCAGTTGCACTTGCTGCAAGTGTTTCATCAAAAGCAATCAAGGTTGCTGGTCTTCTTAAAGGATTTCCTGCATCTGCAATATAAACATTTGCATTATCACCAGTTGCTCCTGATACGAATAAAGGAGTTCCTCTTAATATTGGTGTTGCTTCTGCATTGTGAATATTTTGGTGAAGTGTTTTTACCCAATCAAATGAAAGGTTACCCGCTCCATCAGTAGATAAGAACATATCATTTGAACCATCTGTAAAGGTTGTATCTTCTAATATAATTTGTGAAGAACCAGATACTAAACCTGCAGGTAAATCACTACCACTTACATCAGGTATGTTTACTGAGAATTGTGAACTATCACCTTTTGTAAAAGTTAAATCTCTTGTACCATTATCAAATGATGCAGTTAACAATAATGAACCAGTTTCAGCACCAGATGCATTTAAAGCAAATGAAGCTGTTACTGCATAAGATGATGAAACTGAAGATTGTACTGAACCAGTGATACGATTA